TCTGACCCGGATGAGAACATAGCAGCAAGAATAGAAAAGGTACAGGAATCAGATTTTGGTAGAAGAAATTTATTTATTAGTAGATTACTATTAAACAAACCAAATAAAGGTGTACCTGCTAGTATTACATACGTGAATTCAAAACAAGATGACATAGCAGACCAGATGGCTGTAGACTTTGTGTCATTATATGAATCAGCGGAGGCAGGACATAGAGAATTGTTTGAAGACATTGTTAAGTACACATACCTAACAGGCGGTGTACAATCGTCTACTAACTTCTCTAAGTTTATGAATACTGCATATCTAGATCAGGTAGGTTTCTATGATGCATTGCGTGAAGAGCAAAAAAATCTAAATTCACCAACATCTCCAGAGTCTATAAATATACTAGAGCTTATGGTAGAATATCTACAGCACAATCCTAATAGAGCAGTTGCTTTATCTAGAAAAGAGTTGCAAGATATATCTGTAAGCCCGATGCGTACAATACAGTTTGATGGTAAAACTATAAACTATGAGTTTGAACTACCGCAACCGGATAATAGCAATAAGTTTAATAGAATTGTTTATCAAAGAGATGACGGAAACTTACTATATATAGAAGTTATAGCTGCGGAAAGACCTACCGGATTAGAGTTATTCCAAAAGATAGGAGTAAATAAAGATGGTAATGTTGTATTTAGAAGAATAGGTAAGAAAGGTTATCAAACTGCAGGACAAGGTTATTCAAAAGTTAGTGAATACTCAGGAGTAACTAAGTTCTTAAAAGACGGTAGAATGATAACAGAAGAAAGTATCCTACCGCAGAACAATATACCTAAAGCAGTGAAGACAAATGTAGGGGTGCCACAAGTATCAACTACAAAAGCTCCTACTGATATAAGTGTATATGGATTAGATCCTATATCTATGAAGTATGCTGCTCCTGGTAGAGCAGGTGTAAAAGAACTGTTAGGTGCAGTAACACGGGATACGCAAAGTAAATCTTTAAGCAGATTAGCTACTATGCTAGCTAAGAATATAGATACAAAAGGTAGCGCTATAAAAGAAATACTTATAGAGGATGGCTTAGTTGATAGAGATGGTAATTCTGCATACGGATTGTATAGAGATGGAGCGGTAGTTATAAATAGAGAAACAATAACTCGATACCCAGAGAAACTACAGGAGACTATACTACATGAAATGTTACATGGATTCTTAAGTTCAGAGGTAGCAGATAGTAGTAGTGAGTTTAGTAGAAAGGTAAGTTACTTAACGAATGCTGCTAATAGTGCATTTAAAGCAGCTGTTAAAAAAGGGGAGATAGAAGAGGGTACTGTACAATATAAAACACTACAGTATGCATTTAGTAATCCTCAAGAGTTTGTTACAAATACAATGACACAGAAAGAAGTGCAATCTTTCTTAAATACTGTACCAGGTAAAAAGAATTTGTTTGAGAGATTTAAACAATTAATAAAAGACTTCTTAAAAGTTCTTGGTGTAGATTTAGGTGTAGCTGTAAATAAAGACAGTCTACTTGCAGAATCTGTAGATAGTATAATGTCATTCATTGTAGAAGCTCCGGCTAGAAAACAAGCAACAAAAACTGCACAGAAAGCTGAACAAGAAGCTGGTGTATTCCCACTTAACCCATATATATCCGAGCCACGTCATGTACTAGCTAGTTATATAAGAATGAAAAATGGTGAGTATACACAAGAAGAGTTTGATAAGGCCCTACAAGATTATAGAGACAGTCAACTGTTCTCTTTAAATTACATGGCTGCGAATAAAAATAAAACAGGTAGAGTTATAGATGAAGTCTTAGCAGTATATCAAGAGCGTGCTGATAAATTAAAAGGTAAGCTTACAGATAAGGTAATTAAAACTGCGGCAGGTAAAAAAATGCAAGAGCGTCTTAACGTATATAGAGACCAGATAAGCACATTAAAAAGTAAAAAGACATATGGAAATCTTGATTCTATTATGTCACTACAACTAGGATGGGCCAATGGTATTGCAAACTCTAAAAATCCTACTGAGGTAGAGATAAAAGAAGCACTAAATATTGTAGACATGTATGACTACACTAAAGTTACTAGTAAGTATTTAGATAAAACTGAAAGAAAAGTAGGAGATAGATTTAACGAATTATTAAAAAGCCAAAGTTCTTTAGCCAGTAATATAAAAGTAAATCTGCTAGATAAACTTATTGATATGACTGTAGAAGTAATTAATCAGGAGCTACCTGAAACAGAAGCAGTAACAGCTGAACAGCTTAAAGACATAGAGGGAGAGAATACAATTAAATCTAGATTCTTAGATCTTAGTAAATTTAATAACCCAGTTGTAAGAATACTAGATAAGTATTTAAAATCAGCAAATAGAAATGCAGATACAGACATACAGTCGAGGTTCTTAGAAATAGAATCAGCAATGGCTGATATTCAGAATAGTGCTGCGTTCAAAAAAGATCCTAACTTATTCTTCCAAAAGGATGATAAAGGTAAACTAACAGGATACTTTATATCACCATACAGTTCTGCATACAATCAAGCTAGAGGTAAAATACTTGGTAAGTATCGTGCTAAAATGGCTAAGGCAACTAGAGATAGTGCAAAAAATATTGCAACTGTACAACTAATGAGAGATCTTGACTCTATTGAGTTTGCAATTGATATAAGATGGTTTATTGATGAAGAAGCTTCGTTTAATTCACCATTTAAATCTAAGCAAGAATACATGGAGTATTTAGATCAACAAATAGGAGATACAGCAAGAAGAGATGCATTAATAAAAGAAGCTTTACAAAAATATAAAAAGTATAAGGCAGCTGAGGATCAGAGAATGATGGAGATAGAATTGGAGGAATCTAATAATGCTGGTAACATAGAAGAGTTTAGAGCTGCTATAAATACTAGACAACTTAGATACAAAGAAAGATATAGTCCTTTGTATCATTTAAACTCTAGATATGGTGGAGGTAAAAAACTTGCTAGAAATGAAGGATATAAAGCTTTAGTAAATGTTCCTTTAAATAAACCAAAGTATTATGATAGTAGATACACTGCTATACAAAAGGATCCTCAACTTAAAAAGTTCTATAACTTCTATACTAGCACTATGAAGGATCTAATAACTTTACTACCTGAAGGATTAGTGGCTACACTACCAGAGAACTTCTTCCCGTTTGCTAAACGTGGATTTGTAGAGCAAATACAAAGTGAAGGGACTACTGCAATATTTAGTGCAATGAAAGGTAGTAAAATAGCAGACTATTTATGGAACCTAGATCAAGATGTAACTCTTAATCCACAGGTTGCAACTAGAGGTGTAAGAAACCCTGATACTGGAGAGATAGAAAAAAATATACCGGTTAGAATGCTAAGAGGTAAAGCAGATGAAAAATCTTATGATATAGAAAAAGTTATGAAAATGTTTGCAGCTATGTCTGTAAGCTATGACTACAAATCACAAATAGAAGATAAAATTTTATTATTACAAAGAGTAATAAGAGAAGCAAAAGAGATTCAGTTAGATTCTACAGGATCTCCTATGATGAGAAAAATTAGCAGAGCACTTAAATTAGATAGTAAAGTTGGTGGTTTAAAAAATACGCAAGATGCTGTAAAATACGCAATAGATTCTAATTTATATGGAGTATCTAAAGACACTATAGAAAGAGGCATTGTATTATCTCAAAAAGTAGCAAAAGTTAAACAAGAGTTTGAACAACTACAAGCAGACTACAAAACAAATAAAATAGATGATAGTGTTTATGCTGAAGAAAAAGCAAAGTTAGATGAAAGATTAAAAGAACTAAACGAAAAACCTAAGAGTGGTAGAAAAGTTTTAGAAAGACTTGTAGAGTATACGCAGCTAAAAGGTTTAGGTTGGAACTTGATGTCCGGTGTAAACAACTTATCATTTGGTACAATAGCTAACTTTGTACATGCTGCAGGTAATGAAGATTATTCTACAGAACAATTGACAAAAGCGTATGCTTTAATGTTTAAAGAGTATGTGCCTGGAACAGCAAATAAAGCAGAAAAGCTAGCAGAAAAATATGGGATATTATTTGAACAGTTAGATACGTATTACGGTAAAACTAAAAAGACAAGATATAAATATATGTCTAAACTGAATCCATTCTTCCTACAAACTAGCACAGAGTATATGAATCAAATAGCTCCAATGGTGGCTAAAATGTTAAATACAAAAATAGATGATAAAGGTAATACTTTGTGGGATATGTATGATAATGAAGGTAGTATCAAAGAGGAGTTTAAAAGCCTGGAAAGTGACTGGACAATGAAGGTAGATGCAGAAACTCAAAATAAATTTACAGAGTTTAGAGATGCAACTATTGAAATGAATAAAGTAAATCATGGTAACTATGATCCTAATTCAGCTTTACTAATTAAAAAATCAGTGTGGGGTAGAATAGGTACACAGTTTAGAACATGGGCCTTTGAAGGATTTAATACTAGAGTTGGAGAGAAGGTTTATAATGCACAACTTGGAAGATATACAGAAGGTAGATATAGATCTTTTTTTAAAGTAGGTGTAAAAGGATCATTAGAAATGTTTGGTAAAAGTATATTAAATACATTAACTCTAGGGTATGGAGTATCTGAGGAGTCTATGAGAGGTGATATAAAAGATGATCTCACATTTGCTAATATGCGAAAGAATATGGCAGGACTTAAATTCTATCTTGCTGTAATGGCAGCAGGAAATTTATTGAGAGCACTAGGCGCAGATGAAGATGATAAAGAAGCTGAAAAAATATATAGACTGCTTCAAAATACATTCTATAGATTAGAACAGGATGGTGAGTTTTATGCGCGTCCGAGTACAGCTATGGAAGTATTAAGAAATCCAGCACCAATATTAAAAACAGTTAAAGATTTTTCTAATGCAGCAGATGCTACAAGAGATTATGTAATTGATTCTGAGGGATACGAAGAGAGTAGAAGAGATCCACTTAGTAAAAAATGGATGAAGGTAGTTCCATTTGGTAACTCAATAAGATCTATAGATTACTTAATGGAAACGCAAATAGAAAAAGATTAATGAAGTTTGAAATAGGTATAGGATGGTCAAAAGGATTAATAGTTGGCGTAAGACATTTCCAACCAGAAGAGTATGCACCGTATTATGAAGTGCAATTATTTTTAGGATTAATACAAATTTATATAATTATAGACAATGGCAACACTAACAATAACATTAACTGAAGCCGTTACAATGGGTGACGGTAGTACTGATAGAGGTACAACAAACACACACACTGAAACTGTAAATGAAGTATCACATAGAATTATGGATGTAGGTACAGCATATGTAGATGTAGTTAAGTTTGGAGCAACTGCATCAGCTGGTACATTTAAAGATGACTCTATACAATACCTACGAATTACAAATATAGATGCATCTGCAGACATCACTCTTCGAGTGACAATGACAGACTCACAATATTTTGTAAAATTAGAAGCAGAGGATCATTTTATACTAGGAAATAATAAAATGGATGCAATGGAAGATGGAGATACAGCTCTTAGTACATCCGAAACTTTAGCTAATATAGATGCTATATCTGCAAAATCATCTAGTGGTACTATACAAATAGAAGTATTTGTAGCTTGTCAAGATTAATAGAAAGAGGGGCATAAAGCCCCTCAATCTATTCCTAGCAACAACAACAAGTAATCAACAACACAGCTAGATCTTACCAGTTTATAATACTCTGGTTTGTACTTTTAAAGTATTCATTTACCCATTTAAATTGTCCGCTACCTAGAAACCCTCTGTGCGCAGAAAACGGTGAAGGGTGAGCGGACCTTAATGTTATATGCTTAGGTTCTATGTACTCATCATACTTTTGTGCATGAGCACCCCAAAGCAAAAAGATAGTCTGATCTTTTTTATCATTCAAAGCCTGTATTGTACGAAGAGTAAACTCTTGCCAACCAATCTTTGCATGCGATCCCGCCATACCTTTACGAACAGTAAGACATGTGTTAAGTAATAACACACCCTGATCTGCCCATCGATATAAGCTAGGACTTTTTACAGCATCATAGCCAATCTCTTTAAATATATTACGTAATGACTGAGGTATAAAATTAGGCCTCTTACTACTAAAGGCTAGACCATCTGCCGCACCATTATGATACGGATCCTGGCCTAGTATTACGACACGAACTTTGTCGTAAGGTGTATGTAAATACGCATTAAATACATCCTGTTGTTCAGGGTATATTGTGTGCGTCATTCTTTCTCGTTTAAGAGTTGTAGATAGAACAGACATATATTCTTTGGAGAATTCTGAGCCCAAATGCTGGGCCCAGGATTCACCAATAGTATCTACTGCAATATTACGAGAGTTAATCATAGTATCTGCAGTATGGCTCATGATACTAATTCTTCAGCTATTGCTTTCCGTTCTGCAAGCTCTCGCTCGATTTCCTTGATTACATCTCTCTTAGATTCTTCATAGCTTACAATGTCAGCCTCCATAGAAGCATGATCATGTGCAGCATAATCAGATTCAAGATAGATATTCTCATTCTCACCATTTGTAATAGCAATAGGATAATATTCACAGCATCGCATCTTCGTATTATTGTAGTCAGATGGCACCGCTACAACATTACGAGGACTAACCAATACCTCCAATACTACTCTATCACTATGTCCAAAATCGTGAACATACGCCATAGAACCTACATGTAGACCTGCTGAACATGTTACATCAGGATCAGAGTCACACTCTTCTCTCGGCATTGTTATAGGCGTGCCGACTTTAATTGTCATACCATGTGAGCCAGAATGAAAAGGTTTAAATGTCATGGACTGCGAAAGCTTTTCCTCAACTCTTTCTCCCGTATCCTCATCATACCTTACATTGACTATCTCTTCACCGGTTTCTACATCAAACTTACGTTTAATACCCACGGCTTTGTAAGCCAAGAAGTAACCTTTATCTGTAATAGGATGACCATTGTGTTCTAAGAAGCTGAACAACTGCTGTCTTACTCCTTTATCAGGATTAAGCATTGTGTTCTTCCAGAAGTTAACCAGAGCTTCTACATTCAAACCTTTGTCAATATACTCCAAAAGCTTTTTAGCTAGAAACTCAGGTATCGGATCGCTTGTACCTTTAAGATACATAGCTGAATTACCATCGAATTCAAATCTGCCATCAGAATTAAATTCAATTTTTTTTGCAGGATTGCAAAGTTCTTCTATCTTTGTAACAATATCTTGTCTCTCTTCAAGAACATTACTAGAATTGTATTGCTTTACGAGAGCAATAACCAGTTCAGCATCAGGAGAATCCTTTCGGATTCTCTTATGCTTTCCATCAATAATTACTGTAACGTCACTCGGCGTTACTTTAGCTACTAAGTAGTTCATTTGTGTTTTGATTTTTAGCGATTAATGTTAATTTAACTTGTTGATTGTCAGGTGTTTTGTCCTTTAAAGATAAGAAATCTTCTATCGATTTCCTAGCATTTACACCGAAGTTTACATGGTTCAAAAGGTCTAAACCTTGTGAATATTCTATCACTTCTTCTAGCTTATCTATCATTTTCATATTATACCTAACATCGTCTGGTATATCTAGTTTCATAATCTCTTCAACTATAGGTTTTATATCATCCTCACAACGCCAACAACTGTTGGTATTGTCAATATGATATTTATTAAGAGATCTGTATAAACCATACAATGGTCCATCATACTCTTTATAGTCAGCTAAGAATTTAAAACTTTCTATATACTTACCGATTTGCTGTGCAGTAATAAATCTCTGCAGGTGTTTTGGGCTTTTCATAAACTCATGTGCTGTTATAAATCCTTCTAAATCTTTAAAATCTTTTGCTACATTCTTAGCAACTTTTAAAACTTTGTATTGTTTTCCAAAGTGATAATCGTAACCGCCATACTGATTATAGATATACTCTTGAGTACTACTAAGTATCTTAGCAACTTTATCAAGCTCAAGAATATCTTTAGTTTCAGCATAGACTACAGCTTTTAAAGTAGGATTTTCTGCTTGCAGCTTTTCCTGAAGATCAGAAATCTTATATTCGTTATTAGAATGCTTAATCCCTGTCTCATAACCAGTGTGTTTAATATAAGCATCACGAGCAAACACCATCTTGTTTATCTTACGACGGGTCTTGTTATCAACCACATCACCAAAAGATTCATCTAACTCTGCATCCTCTACATCCTCATACGACATCATAAACTTAGACTTAAAAAGAAGTTTAGATACGGTATTAAATGTAGCTGTCTTCTCCCACGGTTTACGAGAGTCGGTAAGATTATTAGATTTAGATTCAAGTTTAGCACCTATCTTAAGTTTATCTGCTTTAAATGCTATAAAAGATTCCTCTTCTCTACCATTTATAATAGAATAACTCTTAAGTTTATTAAAGTTACCTTGAACATAATACATATGCTCTACTTGTTTCATAGCAGTAAAAAAGTCAGACCAGCAAAACAACTCTTTGTTGTATATAGTCTCACCACCTATAGCAGAAGAGTTACTAGTTTTCTTACAATGATACACAGATATACCATCAAAGATTTGATGAAAATGTCTAGATTCACTATAATTATTACTAGGAGTAAATTGCTCGTTAGGCTTGTAAGGTACATCATAAGCTGCTAGTTGTGCCATACTAGCCTTTACAGCTGATGGGTCGCTACTTGTAAGAGATGAGTATCTATAACCTCCACCGCCTATATTAGATATAGCAAGCAAATACTCAATATAGTCTGTAAGATCATCGTACTTAGCTGATAGATCCTGTTTAAACTGTTTCTTCACATTATTAAGAGCTTCTTGAAGAAGTCTAATAGTCTTAGGAGTATATCGTATCTCTTCACGAGAAGGTACAAGATCAAGCACACCAATATCAAACTTAAAAGCTACACTGGCATTATAATCAGAGCTATCTGACCCCTTAAGCATATCCCAGTTAATAGGATACCTAACTCTACCTACAAGAAGGCATGGATCCGCACCATCATTAGTGATGACGTAAGAATCTGTTTCTTCTATTACATTCTTGCCGTGATAATAGTTACGAACTCTACCTATACCCTCTTCAACATTCTTTAATACAATGTTGTCAAAGTATGCAAGCTGATTACTGATAGCATCTCTAAAGTCAGAAGCATCATATCTTTGTTTAATAGGAACAATAATAGTAGTACCATTCTGCCCATCTGTAGCTGCCTGATATACCTGATCCATATGTGGAACATTATCGTTATTACGATAGATCATATAATATGTCTCAGTACCATTGTGTCTACTAGATACATAGAAGGTATCTGCATAAGCCAAAGGTGATTTTGCACCTAGGCCAAATCCACCAATCTCATAATTGTTATCTCTCTTAGTAGATGCACCGAATGTAGTAAATACATCTTGCACACGCTTCTGAGATAGACCGCAACCATAATCGTGGAACATCATACACTCATCCACTCCAAGGATGGTGTTCTTCGTAATGTATTCGATACAAACCGTTTGCTTATCTGACCAGAAACTAGTGTTATCTTCAGACTCCATAGGAATCTTCTTAGCTAGTTTAAGATCTCGCTCACGATTTGCATCAATACAATTAGAAGTGATCTCACGGACAATCGAACCAATAGGATCCGAGTATAAATTAATAAGGCTATCCATAATGATAGCCTGTGATCCGTCCGTGATTTTGAACTTGTGTTGTTTTTGAACGCCGATAACTTCATCGACGTTCCTCTGTTGTTGTAGTTTCATTTAATCAAATGGTTTTTCTTCGGGTTTTAAAGGATTAATAACTTTCATAGATTCATTATAAACTTCTTTATTTAAATCTGGTACTGAAGATACCTCTGCATGTTTCGGGAGATTTTCTCCCGTTCTTTCTTCCCACTCTTCACGTAAATCAGGATGTTTAAATAGAACTTGTGCAACACGGTGATCATGGTCCATGATATTATGAAATGCAAAAATTACAACTTTGTAATCTCTGTTCATCTCAGAATATTTACCTTTCTTAAACAGATCATAATCTGTTTGGTAAAAGGCAGGCACATCAAACACATACATAACATGTGTATTGTCAGGATCATAAGAACACACAAATAAATGTGTGTTCTTTAGAAAATCCTCGTATTCCAAAAATTCTTTAGAACCATTAAATTTATAAAGTAAGAAGATGTGATTATCATACTGAGGATACTCTTGATCACCAATAAAAGTGTTCACTAATCCTTCTTTTACCAATGTAATCTCTGTGGAGAGCATTGGTAATACATATGTGTACGATTTATTCAACATCATATTTATAAATTAATATTCTACAGCCTCTTCAAACCCTTGTTTGACATTAAAATTGTTACTCTCTTTGTAGTATTTGTATTCAGATAGCAGACACTGTGTTTCATTATCTCCTTCTTTTAGCCATTCTTCAGGCAGCTTGTATACAGCTACATCATAAGAACCTTTGGTATCTACAGCAATAATAAAAGATTCTATTTTATAATCTGGATACTCTGATTGAGCAGCTTGAATATAAAAAGCTAGTTGTCTATAGTATGAATACTGTAAACAAGAATACATAAACCCTGTAGTATGCCAATCTCTAAATAATATACCAGTCTTGGTATTAAGAGGTTGACATTCGCCATAAACTTGACCGCTTGTTGTCTTAAGATCTATTACCGTTACAGTTTTATTCTTATCATCTACAATAAGTCTATCTAGTTTAGATTTACAATCTACATTATGTTGTTTAAAATAAATTTCTTTCTCATTATGTGTTTGTACATCTGATTCTGAAAATAATAGTTTATTTGCTACAACATGTGAGCGTAAAGACATAAGACAGCCTTCTATAATCTGCTTATCTTTTCGACTAAGAGCAATCTTACCTTCAGAATCTTTCAAGAAATTATAGTAAGCTATATTCTCCTCTTTCTTTTGAAAACTCTTTAGTATAGTTTCTGGTTTAGAGTGAGAAGGTTTATACCCGGACATTTGATACGCCATCTGAGATATTTTATCTTCAGGGGTACCAACTTTCTCTAATTCATGATAGGCTTTAATATACTCACCCATCTTACCACCAACTGGCTCTACATCAGCCATAATAAATGTATCTGGTTCTAATGTAAATTTATGAATAAGAGTTCCTAACTCCATTGCAGCACTTTTAGCTTGTATTTCTTGTCGCTTACGCATTACAAACCTTCGTGGAGATATTTTTAATTCTCCTAAATCGCTATTTGATATAGCTTCATTTGCGTAATAGTTCTGATCTGACATCTTTTTTGTCTAGTATTTTAGTTAATAATTCCATATATTCATTGTATAACTCCTGCCGTTGAGCATGAGCATGTATTTTAGCATTCGCTATTTTTCTTTCGGCCTCATCTACCATATGATCCACATATAATTCTGGATCATCTAGTGCTTTCTCAATATAATAACGAACTACTTCATGTCTACCATTTTCTATAGCAGACATGAGCAATCTAATGTCCATAAAGTGCCTAAGATAGTTAAAGCACTTTGTCTTAAATTCCTCTGTGTATTTAATTGTCATAGTTATGATTTTAAAACATTAATATAAACTCCTGGATTATCTTTATCGTATTCAAACTCTAAGAATATAGGAATGATTTCTTCTGCATTATCATCAGTTATCCACCCGAATTTTACCATCTGATCTTGTACTGTTTGTGCAGGATTTATGTAGTCAAACTTATGTCTACTCTTTCTAACAAACTTAAACGTGATTCGATACGGCTTTTTGTTTTGTGAATCTTTTCCTTTTAATAATTTTTTGAATTCTTTCTTAAACTCTATCCAATACTTCTTACTATTCTTGTAGTATCGTTGGGTTTGTTTTGAAACTATAAAGTATCTTCCTGTCCATCTTCTACCATTCTTGCTCGATGGTACGTTTCCTGGTATGAATATCCCTCTTGGCATGTGTGTTCTATTAACTCTGCCGCAGCCCTTAAACTACTATTAGCTATAAAGTCCGACAGATCTTTTGCTTTGTAGTCAAAGGTATTAAATTTTCCGTTGGTAAAAAATAACGGTATAAACCCATACAGTTTCCTATGTTTATTTGCAAAAGACACGCCAGTACGATCAAAGTCATATAAAATACAGATTCTTGCAAATCTGTCATATAATTCTTTAACAATATCTGCCGGAATGACGCAACTCTCTGATGCTGGAGCAATAGCTGGTATATCCCATATACTCAAACACATAACATCTTTTAACGATTTAGTAATAACTAACGTATCTCCGCTAGTAGGCAGTTGGCTCAAACCTTGTAGGTCCGATACGCTAGTATTACTAAGCCATTTAAATTTACTATATGGTTGGTATATTTTTATTTTTCCTTGTCCAAAATCATATGCGTATATAGGATTGTACCTATTAGCGCTAACAATGAGATTATCATTAACCCACACATGTTCTGCGGGTTTGACGTGAAATCGATTAAGGATGTTACAACATATTCCATATTTAGACCAAAAAGTTTTGTCCTCATTTGCATTCCAAGGACGGGATTTAATTTTAATAATAGTAGTAGACATTTCAACATCTTCTAACTCTTTAATATGCGTGCCTACTATTTTATTAGTGGGTACATTAAAAGATTTAGTAGCGATACCTAATTGAAAGTCATTATCTACTAGGCGGTACGTATCGAACCTTTTAAGCCCATAGAGCTTTGTAAGGAATGTAAAACAATCACCGCTGTCGCCTGTACTAAAGTCTTTGAAAAAGAATTTACCGCTATTATGTTTGAAGATAGTAAAAGAAGGAGATTTATCTTTACGAAGAGGAGAGCATATAGCTCTCCCATATTTAAAATCTTTACCTATATAATATGAGAAGATGTCTAAGCAAGTTACCCTGCTTAGAATCTCATCATCATTTAGCTCTACTACTCTGCTACCATACATTAGAATGGCATTTCAGAACTATTATTTGTAGTAGTAGCCATAGTAGCTGCTAGATCAACTGGTTGTGCATCTGGCTCAGGCTTAACAAGTTTCTTCTTGTTGTAGTCTGAGATATAGATGTTAGTGTTATCTGCAGTTGTTTCCATACCCTCAATAAAATTAGGATACTTTGGAAGGGACACGTATTTACCTTTATATATAAATAACATTCTGAACTTTCTGCCCATAAACTTTTGACCGAACAAAGTTGTAACCTTGTGGCCATACTCTTCAAAGCTATTTACATCTGTAATTACAAACTCAGACTCTGCCATAAACTTAGTAGCAATATGCTTTACACGTCTTGACACATCTGTAGCTTGTTTCTCTACATCACCATAGTCTGGGTTAGCAGGGAATTCTGCATGTTTAACTGTTGCACCATTAGGCTGCTTAAACTCAAAGTCAAGTCTACCACCTTTATCAGTGTTCATTGTTATACTTACTAGTTCGCAGTTTTCTACGATACCTACTTCTGGCATTACACCGCCAGTGCTGTTACTTTCGACATTACTTCCGTACATTTGTCTCTCTTTTTAAATTAATTATTACTTATTGATAATCTTCGATAGCTTGTGCTACCATTTCTAAATCGTTTGGTATTTTAACAGATCCAAACATATCCTTTGGAGATTTACCAGTATTAGTACCATCATTTTGTGTAATGAATGCATACTCCATACCTGTTTCACTCTTCGTGACATCTGTATACAATACAATAGTAAACATACCCTCAAGTGTTACAACATTATCCATCATCTTACCGATAGTCTTAGCCTTGGTAACTTTATTACCGTGAGCATCGAATGTAACTTCTGAGTGCATCATAAATACTACAAGCAAATCATCACGCATAGACTTAACTGCATTGATTATAGACCAAGCGTTCTGAGCAATCTCAGTAAACTTCTTGAAACCAGTTTCGTTAGCTCTACGCATATACTCATTTGCCATAGTGTATTGATAATCATCAACAACAATTGTCTTTATCTCAGGACGATTCTCATTGATGTAATTCAAACATTTTAGAATCTCTTGTGGTACATCACTAGAATAGAATCTACCGTCAGGATTTTCTTTGTTGAATGTAGGATACTTAGTCTTCCATCCTTTGAATGGCAGTGCTTTACGTGCCACGTTTACAATGAATGTAGACTCAGGGTTTAGCTTTTCTATTGAAGTGGATTTCCCTGTACCACTTGCGCCAACTATTAATACTTCTTGTGCCATTATTTATCTTTTCTTTCTCTTTCTAATGCATTATTTAATTCTTCCATAGTCTTTACCTGCTGATCTTCAGGTTTATTTTTATTGTATAGTGCAATAAGAAACTCTCTATGTTCTTCACTGCGCATATACTTAGGGTTCTCCCACCCCCACATAATTGGTTCATCACTCATTTTCTTTCTCATTTTTAGTTGAATAAATAGGTTTTGCATCTACAATCTGATTGTGAGCCAGATTGTTTTCCATCAAGGCTATGCAAGGCTCACCCTCACGCACCTTTAGATAGTGCCAGAATATAGCATTATCTGTGGGCCACCTCTTTGGGCCGTACGCCCTAATTCCAAGCATCTCGGGTCTATGTGTAACCACTACAATATCTGAGTACATATAACATGCATCTGCACCAAATATATCCTGCTTTTTAGGGTAATGTAAATCAGGGTTCTGTATGCGTTCTGATGCTTCTATGTTACGGTTCATCTGAGAGATTAAGATAAAAGATACCTTAATCTGTTTCTTTAAACCATTAAACATAGCCATCAGATCATAGAGAAGATCTCTATCTTGTGCACCACCTGCCTTCTTTACAAGTAAAGTATGATCTAACATGACAACCACCGGTTTAGCCATTTCTTTAGAAAATTTTAATATTGTAGTTTCTAAAGATTTGACACTACCAGGTACATCGACATAGTATATATCATATTCATTCAACTTACGAGCTTCCTTTACTGCATTCATATAGTAATTATCATTAAGACTGAATGTCTCAGATGCACTATATAACTGCTGTGTAGTAATTTTCATCTTATTACTAAGCTTGCGGGCTACAAGCCTTGAGGATAACATCTCAAAGTTAAATGACAATATTGCAAAGTCTTCGTCAGGGTTTAAATCTTTTAACCCGGTTTCTAACTGACCAAGAACTGCAGTTTTACCACTACCAGACATACCAGCAATAGTTGTGATAGTCTGCCACTCGATACCTCCCATAGATATAGTATTAAACTTCTTCCAGGGCGTATTTAAGGATTTAATCTCGCCTTTCCTTCTACCATCTATGTATCGCAATGCGGCATTAGATGATTGAGATATATGACGCCAGGGTAATGCTTTTACATCATCACTCATACTAAATCTCCTCCATACGTTTGTTCATTTGTGGGTTTTTCTGGTTCAATACCATCATACATAGTCCAAGCTTCTTGGTTTAAGTATGATGACATCATTTTCCATCTTGGACGGAATTCACCAGACCAACTTGCACGCTTTCTATCTTCTAGTTCAGCTGTAATAGCCTTTATTATAGTATCGTGTAAGTCTGGATTTTTTTCTATCAATGCTATGTACTTAAGTTTATTACGTTTCATATCATTGTGTAGAGGTCTGCCTTGATCCTTCATAGGATAGGCAAGTGCAAATTGATTCCAACAATCCTCACAACCTCGTACTGTAAATAAATCCAACGCTTTTTGACGGAGCGCAAAAGATTCATCGGGCATTATTTTAATAAAGCCACGTTTCTGTAATTTCTCTTCGTCTATAGGTAGGATTTCTAGGTACTTGTCAAGCTGTTTCTTGCTTTCGCTTTTCAAAAGCATGTAAACGAACTCGCTGGGTGTAAGTTTGTTGCCTTTCAACTTGGTTAAGTTTAAAGACACTTTCATCGCAGTTTAAATATTTATCTAGTTCCTCTTCATTTAAATTCATCAGCGCATCATCTGATAAACATCTTAATTCATTACTACACTCAATACAATTATTCATGACACAATAAATTACCTTCATCGTCCCAATATTGTGCAGTAATTAGATATAAATATACATCATTTTTGGTCACTTTACAACCAAATTCCATACGTATTATATCTGTAATAGCATCCATACTAAGATCATTTAAGTCCTCATAATAAAATTTTAAGACATTAAATAAATGTCTAATTTCTGCAAGATTAACTTCTTTACCTGCATAAGGACTTTTCTTCATACATTAATATTAAAACGGTAAGTTCTCCTCATCCAGCATGCGAAGATAAGGGTCTATCGCAAACTGTTCAGTAAATGTATGTAATTTAGTGTATTTTTCCAAAGCATTCATAGGATGCGCAGCTTTAAGTGCCTCTGTACATGCATTATATGCAGACCAAGCTGTACGATCTTTAAATACAGGGGATTCAAACCATTCTTTAGTTGCTTTGTTTAGCTGTGCACCATTTAAAACACCTTCATTTACAAATAATTGGCCTAAATAATTACCTGCATCTGTATCGCTAAATTCTATCTCTTCTAAAACTCTTTTAGCCTCGACAGACTGCTCATATCGACGATCTACGTCATCAAATAACTTTTGTATAAGAATATCTAAATCTTCTTCTACATTTTGTGTGTGTTTACGCATCTTAATAATATCACCTGTAAACATAAGGTTAGAGCATACAAATACTGATGCTCCACCACATACACCTATAGGTAATGTTTTATCATAAGAATTACGAAAGCCAATACTTCTATTCATACCACTCTCGTTTGATAAACTACCGCCATGGTGAAACATCATACTACCAAACATTTGTTGGCCTCTATGATTTACTTCTAGCTTCTCTTCAAAAGGTGAAGTATTATAATGCTTTGTACCTGCTTCTTTAATTCTTGTGTATAATTCTTGGTGACTTACTGGTATGTAAGTCTTTGTTTGCTCAGGGACTTTTATCAAGCCCAACTCAGCGAAATCTACTATTTTTGCCATTGCTTCCGTTGTTTTTAGGGTATTTAATTGTTTCTACATAATGATACTTGATGTATGATTTAGGGTATTCAGAACCAAACATAAGCTCAAATGTGCTTTTTGTTACAAATTTAGTTGAATCAACTTCTTTCTTTTTAATTTTCTTCTCTTCTTTTATAAGAGGTTTATAATCTAAATATTCTTTTTTCATGTTTCCTTATCGTAGGTGATTTCGTTAAACATCTTAAGTTCATTATCCATGTCTATACCGTTATTCTGTAAGGCATCTTTTAACTTTTCTACATTGAAAAACATGTGATCTTCACACCCACATTCTTCTTGATCTGCACGTTCTTCTTCATGCAAATATAAAATAATATGAACAAGTGCCGTTATTTGATCTTCATTTAGTGTCATTAGTTGTAGTATTTGAATTTACTTCATTTACAAAATTTTGCAGAGCATTAGCTTTTTCAAGTGCTGCTACTTTATCAATTAGTTTTTCTACAACGCCTTGTATTCTATCAACCTGTGCCTGCAGGTTTGACATTAATTTTAATTCTTCCGGGGTCATCATTTCTTTAAAGTTTTTTATGTTTAACAATTTGCCAAGTTACATAGAATGCTATAACGCATATAACACCTAAAAATATTTCTAAATACATACTATAATTTTTTTAATTAATAATTAGGGGTTCAAAGCATAACCGCTGACGAACGTATAAAAGATCTTATCACCCCTAATTAAAAATGAAGCAGCGTTCACGTAGCTTGCTCACGTATAATATAGGATATAAACCATTGCTATGTCCTGTTAAGGATACTCACAATATACTACTCTTATATCCAATCTGGTAGTGCAGATATGCAGCTTGTGGTCTTATTGGTATTGTTGAGACATTACCACTAGCTGTAATAAAATAGGCTCCCAGGTTTTGTATCGAAGTCTTACGCTCGGTAGCTGGGATTATTGGAGTTTAACCGCATCACTCTTGCCTAATTTACATTGTAATCTCTTCTATTGTATCTACCCACATAACACTTTGGCCTTCTTGACGTTTGTTAAGCCAAGATACCTCCTGTGTGTTAGGTGCATACAGATTAATAATAATTGCTGTCTTACCTGGTACATACCGAATAATACGGCCTGTTCGCTGTATGTTATCTAGTTTCTTAGAATTACCAGCAGCCACAATACCAAGAGAACAATCAGGTACATCAAAACCTGCATTCAGAGCTTTAACACTACTAATTACACGCTGTTTAGTTCTATTATCTTTGAACTTCTTAAGTATCTCTGTTTGTTCTTTCTTACTACGCTTGCTGTGAAAGCTAAGACACACATCACCAAGCTCTTCTTGTACAGCATCTGCAAAATCTGTAGATGCACTGAATAATAAAGCCTTACGATCTTCAAACTTCTCAAGTAAATCCTTTATAACAGGTATCTTAGCTTGAGAGTTTTTGCATATATCACCACGCTCACGCATAGAGTTGTAATAGATAGCAGCAACTTGTCTCTGCTCTGGTGCAGCACTCTTATCTCTTAGCAATGATTTAGCATTGTTAAAAGAACTAGAGCCACCAAAACCTAGTCTACCTGCAGCATATCTAAACTTCTTATTTGCCTTGTCATAGGATTCTTGCTCGTCCTCATACATAGGCACGGCTAGATTATACACAAGGTAATCACTAACCCAACCATTTGCATGACACTCATCGATAGGCACCTCATCAATTACAGGTGCATACTCAAGTAGTATTTCATGCATGCCATCTGAGCGCTCAATAGTAGCTGTAAGACCAAAAATATATTCATACTTGATCTTATCAAATACTTTAATAAATTGCTCTGCACCGTAGGCATGTATCTCATCACATATAAGTAGATCACACGTAGCCTCTGTCTTGTATGCAGTATTGATAACTAGAACTTCACAATTCTTGTGGGCCTTGTATCTCTTGAGCTCTTTAGCCCACTGATTCTTAAGATTAATTGTAGGCACTACAACTATAATCTTACACTTAGGCCTAGATTTAAGCATCCTAAGTATAACCATTATAGCTGTAAATGTTTTACCGAAACCTGTAGCAGCTAATAATGTACCTCTACCTTTATTATCTGCAAATTTTTGAACTATTTCTAGTTGCCTCTCTGTTCTACTACTTACTTTTTCCATACTGTTGATATTTCTGTTTCTGCTTTTAATAGTCCTGATGGTATAATATCTAGTGTTGATTCTTCCATGATGTCTTGTAATGTGTACCGCCACGTGTCTGCGTAGCTATTGTGTACAATAGTATCAATCTGATCATGAACTGTCATCACTAGTTTAACAGGTAAATTGTTCTTATAAATATAATCACGTACCATAATAAGTGCAGATTTACACATGTCAGCACCACTACCTTGTATAGGTGTGTTCTTGCTAGCACGCTCTATCTTACCCATTGCAGCTTTATCTGTATTTATTCCGTCCCACTCTTCAAACCATCTGATACGACGATATGGTGCATATGTTTTAATATGACCATTCTGCTTACCATAATTACCAAGAGAGTCTAGAAAATTTTTAATTGCAGGAAATGCTGTGAAGTATTTTGCAATTAGTTTTTCTGCCTGATTCATACTGATAAGTAATGTATCAGCTAGTTTGTGTGGGCCCATACCATAGGCTAAACCGAAGTTTATACTTTTTACATTTGTGCGTAGTTTCTTGTGTTTACTACAATTGCATTTAGCTTTTGACTGCATGTAAGCACAGTCAGGTTCTGCTGCATCTTGCCATTCTTTACCATAAACTAAATCTGCACACACACTATGAAGATCTTCTCCATCTTCTAGCGCTTTAATCCACACGGGATCATTACTCCCTGTGGCTATAATACATAGCTCTTGTGAGCTGTAGTCGCCTGATACAAATACCCAATCATCATAACCACTAATAAAACAGTTACGATAATCGTTATGCGCAGGTATCTGCTGCATATTAGGTTTCCCTGATGCAACTCTACCTGTATTTAGTATTTGTTTAAAGCTTGTACGAATTCTACCGTCACTATCTACATTCTCAAGAAACTTATCACCATAACTTGTAGCCAGTTTGGCCTGTTCTTTGTATTTAATATATGTTTTAACAAATGAATCTTTGCTGTGTACGTTTAAATTTTTACCGTTCACATCTTCTACATCTAATCCATAACTTTTAAATACATCCAACACTTGTTTTGGTGAGGACCATTTCACATTTACTTTTCTTAATTGTTTTACATCTACAAATAAATCACCTTGTACATACTCATCTACAAACTTATTAAGTTTTACATTAGATTCTATATATGCATCAAGCACATTACACATACTTCTAACTTTATAGGCTGCTTTCTTTGCAAGCTTAATCCAGTTTTCTTTATGTAAACCTATGCCATTGTACTCAATATCTGCATATGCAAGTGCGGCACTATTCTCAAGATCTGCTGTATGTATAAGGTTGTGCTGTATAACTGTAACTGTTTGATTATGATATAGTTCTATAAGATATTCTACATCTTTAGCGCCATACACTATTTCAGATTCAGTAAACTCATCACTACCTTTGGAGATAAAATTAGATCTCACACTCTTATCCATTTCTGTCTTTAATTCTCTAGATAATACGTTAGCTAAACTATGTGACATTTGTTTACCACAATGTATAACTTGTGAGGTTAGCATAGTATCCCACACATTATTAAGTCTTATATTATATTGTCGTAAGAACTTATAATCAAACTTAACATTATGCAATACCTTTATTTTATCACCTTCAAGTATATGTTTCAATGGTTCTATACTTACACATCTGGTATCAATAACAAACTGTTGCTTGTCATCACCCATCTGTAGCATAATCATCTTATCATCTATGTGATTAAGACCTGTTGTCTCTGTGTCTACAGCAATAATATCTATGCTATTGCAATAGTCTACAGCTTCTTGTATTGTTACAACTTCGCAACAATCAAGAAGTTTTGGATTTCCTACGAATTTTATCATTGAGATCTTTATTTAATATTCTTAATATCCTATCTATTTGTCTTAC